CGTTTGAATTATTTTTAATTTAGAGTTTCGCCCGATCATCCAAGCAGGCAGCAGGGAACTGGCGAACTCTGATTTTGTATGTCTTGGTGGCATATTCACAATTAATCTTTTTAATTTGCCTTCTGCCAAAGCATTAAATTTTTCTGCAATAATTTTATGATGGGGTCCCTCTATAAATTCAGGCCACATATGCTTTACAAAACTTAAAAAATTTGCCTGGATGTTATCCACCTTGACCATCTCATTATGTTTGAGATACATCTTCATGAAGTCTTCTCTCTGATCTGGTGGTAATTTTTTAATTTTTTCTATGTCTACTTGCATATATGGGACCCATAATGAATTTAGCGGCTTTGACCGTCAAAATCAAGCTATAAAGGGTGAAGATTGGGACCCCTATTTTAAAAAGGTTAATCGCTTAAGGAGAAAAGTTCAAATTCCGAAATGGACTTGGTACCTCTATTGATTTAGGGTGGGCCCGCCCGTCATCAAGCCCCCATGAGATTCTGGGGGCTTGATACTCGTTATTTATTTAAGAATTATCTTTAGATATTAAAGCAATCGAGTGTGGTCTCTTAGATTCTTTAGATCTAACAGCAACCATTAAAATATCATCAAGACCGAAGTAAGTATATGTATCATCATTAACTAGAACTCTGAACCATGATCCTTTGTGTTCTAGTTTACCTATGATACACATTGAAGTGATCCAAGAATCATCTGCATTTAATTGATGACCCGCTTGAGACCAATAAACTCTTATTGTTTTACCAACTAAGAATCTATTTATCATTTCCTCATTATGCCCTGGAAGATTAGTAATATTCATGTTTCCCATTCCAAGGGGATTCATTTTCTTATCTTCAAAAGCTATTAATGGTGTCGACATTTTTCCTCCGTTTGTTAGTTATGGGATAATCCTACTTGCAAATTGTGGCAATTTTATGGAAGCTAATAAGTGGGGGGGGGCGGGCGCGCTCGCTCAGGCATCAAGCCCTCCCTTGTTTTTTTTTATTCTCTGGGTGGGCCCGCCCGTCATCATGCCCCCACTACAACCTCAAGATGTATGCAATAACTGCATACATCTGTTAGTTGCCTTAACGAAGTCTTTAAGCTACTTGTTCAATTGTTTTATTAGTTTGATATTTAATTAAATGTTTTAAACAATCTGCCTGATTTAAAATTGTACCTACTGCTGCCGACATCAATGGGCATTTTTCATCGTGTTCAGTATTAAAAACTGCATGAGCAATTTCATGAAACACAACATTTCTTAGGGCGTCAGTTCCTAAATCAATTGCATCTTTAGTAATCCACATTTGATTGCCATTCATTTTTGCACAACCTAGAACATTTTTATATTTTGCTCTTTGCTCACCGATTCTTACTTCTATTCTAGGTAATTTTACTCCACCTCTTTTTGCCTCATAAATTAATTCAATTACTTGTCTTCTTAATTTATATACTGCATCGTTCATTTTAAAGTTTTTTATTTTCTTTGTTTTCATATTATACCTTTCGTTAATTAAGAGAATAATAACATAATATCCCATATAAGTCAATGGACAAACTGTCGCAGGTAATTTGTTTTTTTTAGGGTGGGCCCGCCCATCATCAAGCCCCCACTGTGATATATATGTCACTTGTTGCGTGATACTTATATCACGCTATATGCTGTATTTTTATTAATTCATATTATCCGCAATTCATATATTTAAATTTATTATTTATTCTAATAACTTGAATATCAAGCCATAAAGTTGGTATATCTTCAACTTTATATTTTTCCTTGTATTTATCTGATTGTTTCATTTTATTTTTCCTTATGTAGTTATCCGCAATTCATACAATATTGCTTATTTGATGTACTTTGATTATTGTATAATGGTTCATTACATTTTTTGGCTTTACAAATTGTAATACCCTTTGTTTTTTTAATGTAGTCCTTTATATTTTTATAGTTTTTAACTTTCATATTATCCTCGCTTTCTATTTGTTAAAGTACTCATTGTCTTTTTCTATATTTTTAAGAATATTGGCTTTCATTTCTTCCTTGCTCATATTCGTTCTTTCTAGTTTTATCTTACCATTTTCATCTGCCATTTCTTCCAACTCATCAATCGGTAAGTTCCACCAATAAGTTAGAAATTTATTTTTATTATTCATATTATCCTCGCTTTCTGTTGCCATAGTAATATAAAACTATGGCAACATTATGACATTTAATTAACGGCTATCTGTAATAATTGATCTGGTATTGACAATTTAATATCTGCGCTAGCCATTTCTTTTTGCAAAGTCCTAACAGTAGAATTGATGTCACTTCCTGTATGAATAATGACCTTACAATTATCCCTTTTTTCTTTCAAGGCGTGATAAAGTTTATGCCCTTTTTTAATATGCTTTTCTGCTTCTTGAAAACATATATCATCAAGTTTATTTGTAAAGAACTCAACGCCGTCTTCTTTAGGATTAAAGTCTTCAAACTTTTCTTCCCAATCTCTAGTCTTACTTAATCTAGATAGTTTGTTTGTGATTTCTTCACCTATTCCTCTAACTTTATCTAACAACTTATCCTCAACTATTGATTTGGTTCTTACAAACTCTAAATACTCTTGATTAACTTTATCAAGTAGCTTTAGTTGTTTATCAACTCCACACTCTTTAGGAAAAGTTGGTTTTTTCTTTTCTGCAAGTTTATCAGCTTCAAAATGAATTTCTGATCTTACAGCTTCTTCTTTATCATAGAACTTATCTTTAACTAACTCCTTAAAGAACTCTAGCTCATTTGATCGTATTGGTTTCATATAGTCCTCACTTTCTATATGGGATTATATAAGATAAATAAGGCAAAATTAAGGCAGTTTTTATTTTTTTTTTATGGGTGGGCCCGCCCATCTTCAAGCCCCCACAGATACACGTAAAAAGTGAAAAAAAATGTATTTTATGTATTGACAGTTATAGGATAATATGTTATAGTGTAGGTCTAGCATAAAGCTAGAGAAAGGAGCCAAATGGCTCGCAAAAAAAGGTTTCGGATCGTAATAGACTTCGACTCTGCTGAAGATATGAAAGCATGGGCAGAAGGCACCGAGAAGAGACCCTACGTCATTCAGGAGCAAGATGCACTCCATAAAATGAATGAGAAGAAGATAGCGTTTATAAGAACCTATCACGTCTCAGCATTTTTGGATGAAAACGCGCCTGAATTTAAAGATTTGCACCCTATTGCTCAAGGCATTAGGATTAGCAAGTTAGGTTAATTAAACTAGAGTCAGGCGGGAACTCTCGCCTGACTCCTTTTTTTATTTTTTTTATGGGTGGGCCCGCCCGTCTTCAAGCCCCCACTGCGACAGTTTGTCCATTGACATTTATAGGATATTCTGTTATAGTGTTATTTCCATTGTTAAGTTAAGTTCAACCACCTCTGGCAAGGATAAGACCTCGTTTACTCTGGCACGGTCGATAAATTTTGAAAGAGTGGGACATATTCTGGTTGAAAAGTAATTTTATTTATAACCTTACCAACAACCAGAACTGATCCCTGATCCATGTTATTAGTGGCAAGGTGCTAGCGACCGCGTTGTGAAGAGCATGGATCTGGGATCAGTTGTGTTAGCCTTATTTGGCGGACACTAGGCTGGAGTGCAAATCGTTAACCAGATAAAAGTTGGGGCTAGACCCTACGCTGGGACGACATCGACACTCTGTCAAACCCTAGTAGTAGACCGAATAAGCGTGCATCGTTGTAAGTCCTTAATGGCTTCGATCATCGAATAACACTACTGATCCCTGATCCATTGGAGCTATTGGTTTGATCCCGATGTTATCCAATGGATCTGGGATCGGTGGGAAATAGGAAACGTCCTATGCGAAATGCTAGCACTTTCTTACTGATCCCTGATCCATTGTGCGAAGATTTGCTCTAAGCGAAGTGATAGTGCAATGGGTCAGTAATTAATCATCAAGCATCAAGCATCAAGCATCAAGCGCGCGCAGCGCGCCCTTTTTAGTAAAGCGTCAAGCCCTCCCCCCGCTGTTTTTTTTTTATTTGGGTGGGCCCGCCCAGCGTCAAGCCCCCACTAAAAAAGTGTGACATTTTTGTCATTGTCAAGATGTATTTTTGCAACACAAAAAGCCGCTTGTTTCAAGGCTCAAGCGACTGTGTGACATAAAAGAGACGCGACAAAAAAACAAAAACATATCTTGACACAAGATGTAGTGGGTTTGACTTTTAAATCACAGTTTTACTATATGTTGTGTCAAGAAAATTATTTTGGCATATTTTGAATTATTATATTTTATTTATGGGTTTTTCTGTTAATATAAATTTTTAACGAAAGGAAAAAATGTATAAACAAACAATCAATGATCATCTAACAGCTTTAGGCGATGTGGATAGAATGTTCATAGTAGTTGAATATAATAATCCAACCTATCCAGATGATCCAAGTTCTTACAACATCGCTCATGGTGCAGACTTAAGATTATCTAGCGGAATGCATTTTCTACATGACGTTGAAGACGGAACTGTATTTGTAAGTTATGACAATTTAAAAGATGCTCAAAAAATGTGTTCTAGATTAAACTACGGTTATGAGTCTACAAAAAGACTTATAAAAACGGGATCAATAGAAGGATGATCCATATTTCAAAAATGACGGGCAAGTTGGAGGGTTTTCAATCTATTTCAACTAATACTGTAACCAATAAATATTGCATTAAGCAAAACAGCAAAAAAGATAAAAACAATATTTGTAATTTTTGTTATTCTCATACCATGTTGAACACTTTTAGAAAAAACATGGCGCCAGCGCTGGAAAGAAATTCCAAGGCGCTGGCGGCTCGGATCTTGCATCCTGACGGGCTGCCTACCATCAACAGCGCTTTTTTTAGGTTCAATTCTCATGGTGAATTAATTAATGAGATTAATTTAATTAACTATGTAAATATAGCTATAAAAAATCCGCATTGTAATTTTGCATTATGGTCAAAAAGATACGACATAGTTTATAAATATTTTAAGAATAGTCCTAAGCCTAAAAATTTTATTCTGGTATATTCAAATCCTAAAATAAATCATATTTTTAGCAGGCCGCCAAAGTTTTTTGATAAAACTTTTAATAATGTACAGGAGGAGCTGCACAAAGAAAAACAAAATTGCACGGGACAAAAATGCAAAGATTGTTTATTATGTTATAAATTAAATACAACCGACACGATAGTCGAGAAAGTGAAAAGTTATGGCAAAAAGAAAAATTAAAAGCGGCGACTTGCTGCCTTGGTTCTTAGAGGATCACGCGACGCTGCCGCAATGGTATCTGGACGATTGTCAAAAATTTTTTGAATGGTTAAAGAAACAGCATCAAGCCAGAAAGAAGTTACACTAATGAAAATTTTTAGGCCAATAAGCTCAGGAGATCTAGATAAAAGAATTCATAAAGAATTTAAAAAAGACACTGATTATGATATTTTTCATAAAAAAGATGGAAGAATAGTTGTGCATTTTTGGGACGAAGAATATCTAAAAAACAATCCAGATAAGGACGGAAGAAACCCCGCAGTCGACAAGCTCAAGCAGATTCTAGAAATTTGTAAAACAAACGCAAAAAGTTGGGATCCTGATCAACATGATGGAGCAGCGGAATTTAAATCTATTTGTGATCTTATTGAAGAAAAAGGATGGTATAAGAAATAATGGAATTTAAATCACCAAAATGGTGGAAAGAGTTCAAAGCTTTAGGCCGCAAGCATCAAGCATCAAGCTTGGGTGGGCCCGCCAAGTCGCAAGCCCCCAGCAGCAAGCCACAAGCGTCAAGCAACAAGCAGGGTGGGCCCGCCCATAATCAAGCCCCCGACTTTGTCAAGAAAAAAAATCAACAAGCATCAAGCATCAAGCGGGTGGGCCCGCCCACCCTCAAGCCCCCGACTGCGACAACTTGACACTTGACTCTAGACGCTTGATGGGATATTATGGGATTATGAAAACATTTACAGTTATTGGCCGAGTATGGACACGAGGTCACGGGTATCTAGCTACTCGTTGCCAAATGGACTTTGAGGCTAAAAATAAAACACGGGCTATCAATATGGCGCGAGAGTTGCGAAACGCGGGCAAGAATTTTGTTTCGTGCAATAATTTCGTTGCTTTTGATGCTGATTGTCCTGAAGACAATCCTTTAGCGATGACACCAGCGGAACGTGAACACGAACGTGATTACTGGGCGCAAGAGGCACGGATCTCGGACGATCCAGAAATAATGCCACACTAAACCAGAAGCTGGGCGCGAAAGCGCCCAGCCTCGAGAAAGGAAAAATGAAAACTAACTATGATCAACTAGCAGCGGTGCTCAAGCTGTGGTACAGCGACGAGCAGATTCAAGAGATTTGGAAATTGCTTAAAGATTACGATGACCAACTTATGAATCAAACTAAAATAACAAAGGACAAGTAACAAGCGTCGGGGGGCCCTCCCAACCTCAAGCCCCCCAACTTAGAATGATTCTAAACTGCTTCAAGCCGCAAGCGGCAAGCTTCAAGTCCCAAGCAGCAGGCATCAAGCTCCAAGCCGCAAGCTACAAGCTCTAAAATTTTTTTGCCCTCATAAAGTTTCACGTCTCTAGCAACAAGGGACTTGGCTATGATAAAGGTATTGTCAGGATGTTTCACGTGAAACGCGATTTGATGTGGTGAGAAGATTAATTTATTACGCTTTGTTACTTTCAACTCTACAGTAAAAAAGTGGCTATTATCATTATACCCCAATAGATCAGGAGTACCGAGAAGGCTAGTATTTTCAATTCTCGTCCAACTAATTTTTGGTGTATATTTTTTAATTTCTTGCCAAAATTTAGTCTCATTCTTAACCACTTTTTGCCGTAATTAAGTTGTTATAATTTCTTTTTAATTGCACCCATTTTCCAACTTTCAACAGGTGAAATTTCAAGTAAAATTCTATGTGACTCTCTTGCACCAATTAAATCATTTTCAAATAAAGTGATTGATTTAATATCAACACAACCATCTGGAGAGCGATACTCACCCTGAGGTAATTTAACCATAACCCTAGCACCTTGGCAAGTTGGTGATTTTAAAAATCTATCTAACTGTTTTGCTAGTTCTTTCGCATTAATCATAAGATTGACTTTTACGCTATGTTACTGTATTTGTCAATATATGGGATTACCAAAAAGATTGACGGAAATGCAAATGAAATTTGCTCACCTATTGGTGACAAATGAAGGTAGAATGACTGGCTATGAATGCGCTAAGGAAGCAGGATATTCAGAGGATAGGGCCAGAGTCACAGCATCAGAATTACAAAGTCCAAAAAAATATCCACTAGTAGTTAAATACATTGGAGATATCCGAGAAGAGTACCAAAAGAAATATGCTGTCACATATGATAGACACATAACCGAACTTGCAAAACTAAGAGATGAGGCCAGGAGAAAAGGTGCCTGGAGCGCTGCAGGAAATATGGAGATAGCTAGAGGTAAAGCTGCAGGATTATATATTGAACAGAAGATAATTAGAACTGGTAAAATAGATGATCTAACTAGAGAAGAGTTAGAGGCACGTATGAAAAAAGTACTAGATGATAATGAATTAATTATTAACGGTGATGCTGAAGAAGTAAAAAATACTAACTCAACTTCGTCATCTTCACAACCCAAGAAGTTGGAATCATCGTCCGATCCCCAAAAGTAATTTCTTTTGTAACAGGATCCAAATCATAAGATGCAAATATCTTTACTGAATCATCATCTTTAGAAAATACCCAGCCTTCATTTATTGGTTTAGCTAATTTCATTTTATTAAATTCTCTGTCATCGGCCCAACCCGAATCGGACAACGCATCGACCCATTCAATCCGATACTTTGAATACGGGATGTCGTTTGACTGTGTTGGCACGACTTGTTTTCTTCTTCTGGGTTTTCTTCTTTTTAAGTTTTTCATAGAATTGTGGATTATGCTTTCGGTTGAATTTATCCCAAAATTCCTCCTCTGTCATCATACTTATCGCTAGAGCCATAATATTTCCTATCATCTGACCCTAATAACACTACTATAGCTTTTTTTAAACTTTTTATGTGTTTTTTGGAAACAAAAGTTCCCCCTTGCCCCTGTATTCAAAAAGTGTTGATTTTACTTGCTGATCACCTCAATCACCTCATCACCTCATGATTTGAGAACCCTTTTTGCAAATTTCAATGTTTTAAAAAAGCTATAGTGAGGTGATAATGGCGTAAAATGGGGTGCGACATCACCGCACACCTGTGACATAAATGTCACTGTTGCATAAATGTCACATGTCGCCTGATTCTTGCCACATTTGCCTTATTTATGCCTTTTTGTAGTACTGATCCACTTTTTCTAGAAATTTGTGCTGGTATCTTATAAACTCTTTGCCCTTCACTTGAAATTTTTGGAAATAATTATCTGGAGTGCACATTAAAATCACCCCTTGAGTAATCTCAGTTTTATAAACCGTATTGTGAGCCATGGCATAGGCCCCAAGTTGCATGAAATAATCTTCAATCCATTCACGTTTCTTTGGCTTATTACTTTGTTTAAAGTCAATAATGCTATCTTCATAATCATAAACTCCAACAAGATCCGTTGCGCCCGCGTACAAATTTGGATAAAATAAAGTTACTTCAGATCCCCAAATTTCTTGTAAATCCTTGAATCCTTTATCTATTATTGTGTCCGCCATTGCCTTTGCAACTTTGCCTTCTTCCGTTAAATCTAAATGACCTTCACCTGTAATATGTCTTTCTAAATGTAAGTGCATGTTAGTACCCCGCGCGGCCGCTTGTTCCTTGATCCTTGTCGCCTGTTCCTCGCCAACTTTTGCCTTCCATCTATTAATCGAGTCTATAGCTTCCTGGTCCTTAGTCGCGCCTAAAATAGTCGTAACACTTGGCAACTTTTCATCGTTTACATCGTAAGTTCGAAAGCCTTCTACCGTACTTCGAGTTGAAGCAGGATATTTATATAGTTTATTCCATTTCATAGGAATCCCTGTAAATAACTTTATGTCTATGTTCTTCTTTCGAATCACCATTAAAAGAAAGATAACGATTGCGATTCTTCAAAAAGCGTTTAGGTTCTGTTTCATTGGCATAACAAATATGCATGAGGAAATTAAGATTCTTGTGTTCACTGCGCTCCCAACCAATTTTATTAGCCTGGTCGTGTGTGTAGCCAGGTTTAAGACCTAAATCAATTTGGATATCTATATCACCTAAGTCCTCAGCGTTATCATCAAGATAACTTCCAAAGACTCGCGCTTCAGTAACATAGGAAATATAGTAAGAGTCTTCTTTTAATTCTTTAATGCGTTCAATAAGATCATTAAGAATTTTATCCGCTTTGGCCCTAGAAATACGTTTAATAAATTTAACATTGGTAATACCTAAAGCCTTATTCTCTCTTTCCCAATAAATATGTTTATTATGTGTTGTTTTTTTGGTGTAGTAGCCTTCCTTTTCCAGCCTTTCTATGAAAAGTCTTATATCTTTTTGAGTGCTTAACCCTAACGCAGTAAAATCTGTAGCATAAGGTCCTTTAGGATCTTGAATTTGTTGATGTTTGTCAAAAAAATCTCTTATTAATTTTGCTTTTATTCCGCAGATAAGATCGTTGCTGTTTAGTTTCATATTTTTATATGTTTTAGTTTTTCAATATCTTCATAAGGGACCCAGCAAAATTTATCCTGTTTACCAAAATAAGATCTATCATAAGTCGCGTAAGGTTCTTTCTCATACCAAGGGCCAGTAGATGCAGAATAGTTTCTTTCTTCTAACTTACCCTTCAACATGTCCCACAATTCTTGACGGTTCACACATAACCAGGAATATTTTTTTCTTTTAAAAGCAATGTAATCCGCTCCACCTTGTACCCAGCCAGGATAACCTGCAACACCTACATACTCAACACAGGCCATTTCATCTTGGGTTTCGGGATCTTTACGATTAAATTTTTTTAAACCCTTAATGTCGAACTTTAAAAGTTCACCATTTAAAGTCCCTTGAACATCCCAGTGTTCTCTACGGTTTTGATGACCATTTGCCCAGATAGGATTTCCTAGATTCTTGGCAAATTCTTCTTCCGTTAATTTAGCTTTTTCTATAAATTCTTCCCAAGTCATTTTGCTTTTCTATCACTCTTCCACATTTTATAATGTTCTAGATCAACTACGTTGCCTTCTTCCAATTTCTTTTTAGAATAGTGCCCGATGATCTGTTGAATCTTATCTAATTTTACATGAGCATAGGGCCACAATATACAACATACATGGAAAGCATCTCTAAATGTACATCTCCAGCGCCATTGCATCTTATGTCCTGGTCTTGGTTTTTTTCTTAAAGTGCCACAACCTAAAACTTCTGTTAGCCAGATTAAAACTGATTGGTCTGTCATAGAAATTTCCATAACGATTCGCCAACAATTATATGTTCCTGTTTTCTTTTTTTCTTTATATTTTTTGTAGGTGATACTACCCTCACCATCAAAGAGTCCTGCTATATAAGCTGCGTCTACTTCATTCATATTTTTATAATCCCGTATACTGATAGAAGACTCATTAAAGCTAGAAATGTAAAAATAAACATAAGGGCTCTGTTTCTCGGATCTTTCATTATTTCTCCTTAGTTATATTTGTGCCATCTTCATTCTTAACCCATTCATAATCATCTGAAACCCAATCGGCATCTTCATAGTTTAAGAATCTTTTACCTGTATCAATGTCTTCATCATCACGTGGAACACACTCCTCAATCTTTTTCCACTCTACAGGTTCATCACCTGACAGATCGTTGACATGTCTACCTGTGATGGTTTCTCTGAAGGTTTCTCCATAATCATCAACATCTTCAACTTTAATACACTCTTTTTTTTCAAAGAGTTCTTCGGCTTCTTCTTTTGTTTTGGAAACGACTTCATATTCCATTTCAACTTCATATGTTTTTTTAACTCGCCATTTTTGATAGCCAATCTCTCCATTAGGAGTATCCTTTTTATACGTCCCATTGATTATTGGTATTTCTTTTACAAATTTAACTTGTGTCATTATTTTCCTTTCAGTATTGTTTCTAAGTTATATTTATCTTCAGTAAGACGATCGATATCTTTTATTAATATTTCTCTATCTCTTTCCAGTTCCTTGATCCTTGCTCCTGCCTTCTTGCAGGCAGATTTAAGAATCTCTTTCTGTTTCTCCAGCTGCTCGATTCTTTCTTCTAGATCAGCGGGTCCTTTTATTACTCTTTTAACATCTTCTTTAGTTATCATCTTTCTCCTTTCCATTATCTATATCTAAAATATATTTTTTACCATGTAGTTCTATTTCAGTTCCAGTGTTAACTTTTCCGCAATGACTTAAACAAAGGATGAGAATCAAAATACTCATCAAACTCTTTATCATGTACCTCTCCTTCACTATTACACATCGGACACTGTACTACTTTATCCACTTTTCTTTCTACACTTTCTTTTACTTTAAAAAACCCGTTGCCTTTACATCTTGGACAGATCTTAGTTTCCATTAGTCTCCTTTTTAGTTTCTTTATCCTTACTATTTTCAAGAGGTTTTAATCCTATAAGTAATGCAATCAATTGAAATACTTCTGCGTAAGGTCTTCCTTTTAAATAATTAAGAAGAGATTGTCTTTCTTCTTTTGATATTTTAAACATTTTTTGCCTTTCCGTTTAACTTTTCTACTTTTTCGTTTACTAAAATATTTACTGTTTGGCTTCTACT